TTTCTGAGTCTCTCGATTTGGGAAATGATCATAGAAAGATTCCTTTAGTGGTTAACGTTCAAAGATCATGATGACTAAGGGAGGATATTTGGAAACGCCTCCTTCACTACTGCAGGTGAAATACCCCTAAAAGGTTTTTTGTCTTTCATCTGCAATACGATTTTAGCATCTTGGGGATGGATTGCCTCAAGCAGCTGAATAAACATCCTTTCCATTTTGGCCCGGCCGATTCTTTGTGTATGAGAACCGGTAAAGTATCCAAAGTCTTTCCACTTGCGTAGAAGATTCGAAGGCGCATTGTGTTCGTCACAAGGCTCGTATGGAGGATTGCCTTCTGGAAGATCTAAATTAATTTTGGGATGGTAACATCCTTGCAGAACTGTACGAAGTGCTGCAGATTCGTTCTGTCTGAGAATAGTAATCTTTTCTGCTTTCTTTTTAGCAGATCCAACTTTTTCTAGGATTTCATAAACATGCCAATTAATCTTATTCGTCGCCATCAATAGTTTCCTTCTTAATATGGCTTGAGTGAATTCTACACTGAATGTATTCGTTGTAGTAGTCTTCTCTCAATATCACGTCATACTGAAACTGTAGCTTAGCTTCCCAGTAGGAGCACTCGCCTTTCGTTTTACAGATTCGAAGTATCTCTCTTTTGTATTTATCTTTACCCAACTCTTTAACTTCCTCTTTAAGAAAGTTACTAGAGCCATAGTACTTACGCCAGTCTGATTCTTTTACGACTTTCTTACGGCGTACCTTACCCTTTTGCTTAACACGCCTTGTCGACCAAAACGTTTTCTTACCAATGTACTTACGCCCATTGGAAAGATTTGTGATGCGGTATACGTAGCCTACGGCGTCCTCAGGAGGTGTTTCGGGGTCATATATCTCATCATTGTATAGCCAATGTTCACTCATAAAAAAATCCCAGCTATTGCTAACTGGGATTATTTATAGGTTTAGTTAACTATCCTAGGTTTAGATCAATCAGAAATCAATTTCGCAGGAACCCCCAGCGCACGCAGCCGCGCCGAGCGTATCCACGTCAGTAAACTTCTTTTCAGTCAGTTCGCCAATCCAATCGATCTGTTGGTAAGAACGCTTGATCTTCTCCCACTTGTGGATAAGGTGTGCATCCTTCAGGCAGTACTCTGCTTGTTTCAGATCACCCTCAAGATACTTGGATGCAAATGCTTGGAAGCGTCGTACCCAATCTTTCTTCATGGTGTTCTTAGAGTTCTCGACAGAGATATCTTCTCCAAAGCCTTGTGCTGTAGAGCAGGCCATCCAAAGATCACCGAATGCCTGCAAACCATCAACAACAAGACCAGAGGCTAAAACAGCCGCCACGCCATATTTTTCCACCATCTTTTCAGCGTCGATGACTTCAGTATTCGGCGCTTGATTAAAATCCTTGTCGCCAGAAGTAGACAAGAAAGAAATACCAGCAAAGTTATTCCTATTGCTATAAACATATTCAGCAACATCATCCCAGTCCTCCACTAGAATTGTGTTCGATACGTTATGACTAACGGTTGGATCAGCGCATAGCTCTTTGTTTTTACCTGGATTTACCCAGTGCTTCTGTGCTTTTGCCACTAGATCAAGATGCTTGGTGCCAATCAGATCATCTTTTAAAATTGATCCTTGCTTAGGTGTAATAGGGAATGAAACGACCCAGTCACTACCGGATGCAGACCATACAGACTCTTCTACCATGTCTGGGTTAGTCTTGGCAATCAGCTGAGAGATTTCAGACTCTTTGTTTAGTTGGATATTTCTGATATACCTTTCAGAATGTTCAGCGTGGATTCCACTTGCTGTTCCCAAGAGTACAGAAGCATTGCCACTAGGCTTAACGCAAGTAGTCCGAGCAGCAGGATTAATCCCGAGAAGATCAGCAACTCGAGCATTAGTCTCTTTAACAATCTTGGCACCTTTTTCCAAGATTTTTTCATTGAATAAAACATCAGGGTTATTCATCCATCCAGTGATAGACACACCAAGTAGAGCTTCACGGTCAAAGATCTTCTTGGATGTATCAGATAAGAATTTAAAGTCGGTGTAACCAGCTTGAAGTGTACCAAGGATCGATGCAGCTTCACATGCCTTATAGAATGATTCCTCGTCTACACACTGACCGCCATTGATCTCTGTCAGGTTACACCCTTGCCAACCAGACTGTCCGTCAATCTGTGGGAACATACCAATTTCAACACATGGATTGGTTGTATGCTCTGTGGATTCTACAAACACAAAGCCAGGTTCACCAAACTGCTTAATCGAATCCATGATCGCCATAAAGTCTTCCTTCTTGGTTTCCTTACGGACAATCACTGCAGAGTTATTGGAACGTGCACGCTGTGGGTTATCCACAAACCAGTTACCAGTCTTGGCGTTCATCATCTCTGTGTCAGTTGGAGAGAACAGACAGATAGTTGCAGAGCGACGTACACCACCGCTTAGGACTGCGTCAGCACAGTGCATAGCAATATCATATACATGGATTGGTCGTAACTGTACCGGATCAGACTTACCCATTACCTGTCCTTGAATCAGGTACTCGATGCGATCCAGAGCCATACGCAAACCATCAGGACCAGGTGCTTTAAAGCCCCCAGAGATCTTTGCACCTTTTGGTCGGATATTCGTCAAATCGAAGAATACACGACGGCCTTCAAACTCAGGGTATTTGCCACCACCAACAAAGTAAGAAGACATAAGCACGTCTAGTGCAGACGCCCAGCCTTCAATAGAATCCTCTACTACATAGCCCTTAGCTTGCTTTTTACGATCCACTACCGCCGGCAACTTGTCTACATGATGGTTTTGTACTGAAAAACCAGCACCAGCGCCACAGAGAAGAATATAGAAGTACTCACCAAAGAAAGATGCACGATCAGCATATGAAGACGTACAGTTATACATTTTCATCTGGTGCTTCAGCAGCTGGTCACCACCAAACTGCAGAGCACGCTGTGCACCGAGTACACGCTTCTCTTTGTATGCTGTAGTTGCAGTGGCCATCTCGTTAGCCAGTGCTGTAGTCATTTGATCTTTATAGTAGTCCTTGTGCATAGCCATGACACGATCAACGGATTCGTCCCAACTCTCATAACGGTTTTCATCATCAATATATCTGGAGTAAGATTCGTAGAATTTAGTTTGGGATAAAAAATCCCTCATGTCTAGACTATTTGTCATAGAACGCACCTCTTTAGAATTAGATTTTTATGATAGGGTATTATATATCAAATCACGCAGTTTGTAAACTACAATTACTTGAGTTTTTCTACTGCCCGTGATCCAAACCAGAATGAAATAATAGCAGCAAAAATGGACTGTGACTGTGGGTCCCAGATAACATCAGAGATATCAGACAATGTCTGACCACTACTCAACGCTTCCATTACTAATACGGTTTTATAAAAAAGAAAGAAACCGAAGAAGCAGTACGTGATGATAGGACGTACCCCCTTCTTTAAGCCTGCAAAGAATCCAGTCTCTTTTGAGATTGCAATGTCGTGTTCAATAAGACGCTTGTGTTCTTCGTGCTGAGCCATATCCTGCAGATGCGTGAACTCAGCGTCCTGCATCTGCATTTTGATTTCGGCATTCATTTTCATCTTGGCCAGTTCGTGCTTTTGCTCCCGGCCTTTATTGATCGTATCTAAGATCTTAGGCGCAAAAGACGTTCCGAATCCAAGGACTGATCCTAGGAGTGCAAACATCTATTCTTCGTCTTTCTTACGTTTTACAAATGCTTTGAATTTAAGCGGTTTATCAACGATAGCAACGTCAGCAGTCGTTGTACCTGCTTCTTCCTTTTTTTCTTTCTTTTTCTTCTTCTTCGGCTCGTACTGTTCTAAAAGGGAAGAGATATCATTCTTGTACCGCTGATCCATATCCATTTCTTCCAGAACTAATTTTGTATTAATGCCAAAGTTTTCTTTTAAAAGAGCAAGAGCGGCTACGTAAGAAGCAATACGTGTCTTGCCGCCAGGGAATGCACCAAGCAATCTTTTCAGATTAAAAGCTAATCTATGAAATAAGTTAAATGCTTGACGCTCTTCAGATGTTGTGATCTTTTTATCAGTTCTCTTACCGTCGTCATCGACAATACCCAACTCATAAGCTTTTGTCTTGTTGAATGGGGTAACCAACAACTTTAAAAACCTATAGGTGTATATGGTATCAGCAATTGTAGAGACTGCCATTAGATCTTCCGAAGTAGTTTAATTATTTTCTTATCCATCTCAATGCCTACTAAATCTGTAGGTTCTACATACTTAAGAAATACTAAAAATGTTTTGATGACTGACCAGTATTTATATTCTAACTTGACCGCCATCAGCTTTACCCCAATCTCAATACCAAATACATTACAAAAAATAATGATATGGTTAAGAAGGAGTCTTTCCGATAAATCCCCAGTTTCTATGTACCGGTTAATCAATCTCTTGATGTACTTAATTCTATTTAAGTCTTCATAGAATTCGTCAGTACTAGAGCACTGGGGATTATTATAATGCTTGGCCGCAACAATCAGATAGTTCTGATCGGTTACCTCGACCTTCTCACTAAATATTTGCATAATTTATTAGAGCTGACCTTCAAGCTCCTGAATCATTGCAGATTTAGTCATAGTGGTATCAAGATCAATACCATATTCTTCATATGCATGTTCTGCCAGTTGAGCTTTAGTCATAGCAGAATAATCTACCGGATCTGCCTCTGTAAGCATTTCAGCAGTTTCTTCTACTACTGGCTCTGGATCAGCTTCAATGATTGGCTGTGGAGCTGGTGCCGGTGCTGGAGCTGGTGCTGGCGCACCTGCTTTAGCGATGTAGAATTCCTCTACATCACGCTCGCTGTGCTTACGAGAAACAAGCAGTTCGCCAGTTTTATGATCGACCCAACCTCTAGTGGTAGGTTTAGCATTTGGTGCATAAGCAGGAGGTTTTAGCATATTATTGATCCTTTAGCTATTCGTTTTCATTTGTTGCAGGGCTTTGGTGATACCGTCGATAATTTCAGACTTAATAGGATTAACAAAAGACGTATCGCCTTTACGCTGATCTCCTAATCTACCAGCACCTTGCTTTACTGCTTTTTCAGCTTCTTCTTGATTCTGCTTGTAAATCGCTTCGGCATCCAAAGCAACCTCTGCAGTGTGCATACCAACAATATCTTCTTTCTTACTCATTGGTACACTGTTTTCGCCTGCACCCATTTGCTTTTCATAGGTGTCTCGAGTAGCATCATCCGGGCCATGCTGTGCGGTAGAACCAGGAGCAGCTGCTTCTTCTACAGTCTCTTCTTTTGTTAAAGTTCCCAATGGAACTTGACGCGATAAAGTTCCCACCAGCTTTTTCTTGTTTCTGCTAGATTGAAACTTCTTATTAGCGTAACGACCGAACTTTACTGCCTGATCGAATTTTTTGTCGCCAGTTTTCTTATCACCTGCATCATCAGCATCTTTAGACTGACCCATTGCCTTTTGGTAAGACTTCATAGCTGTCTTATAAGAAACCTCATCCATCTCTTCTTTGCCCATCAGAGCATCGTGATTCTTGATAGCGTATGCGTTTGCTTCTTCTTCATTATCGAATTTAGCAACTTCTTCACCATCTTTATTATAGACGCAGTACATATCGCCTTTCTTGGAAACGTGATCAGTAGGATCCATTTCTTCTTTTACTGGCTGCTCACACTGGCATTCGCCATCGGCACCACATTCAGGACACGTTGCTTCTGAGATAGCATCAGCAGTCTTATCTTTCATGGTAACTTTGTATTTCTTACCACCAAACTCAAACTCTTTCTTACCAGCTTTCTTAGCAGCTGCAGCAGCACCCATAAAGTCTGCTACATCGTCGTCTAAAATAGCTTCTGGTACCCAAGAAGCACGTTCTGTTTTAGGCTTCGTCATTTCCATTAAGGCAGTTCTAATAGACATTTTTTATTCCTTACTTATTGAACAGGTAGGTGATTAAGGTGCCGAAACCACCCACCACGCCTGTAATGATTATCCAACTAATTC